CAGTGAGTTGGAGGGCGCCCCTGCCGCGAAAAGCGAAACCCTCGCCCGACGCTTCGTCGCCATTACCCATGCGGTTGGCGTAGGCGCGGTTAGCAATCCGCTGCGGCTGGCGTTCATAAGCCTTGGCTATCGCATTTGTTTGAAAGTATTTATCAAAGATATTACGTAGACCCTTCGCGCCGTAGTTCAGGTTCTCGCTAAACGCCTTGAAGTTGCCCGATTCATGCGCCGTCTGAGCAAAGAAATGTGCAGCACGATCAGGTGATAATTTATAGTAAGCCGCAGCCGCCTTAAATGTCCCCGGACCAAATGCGCCATCTGCGGTCACTCCGATTTTCTTTTGAAGGTTTACAAGGCTCATTTATCGTCCTTCCGATTATTCCATAGCTCAAAGAGCGTTTTGATCTTTTCCTCAACCACAGCGAGACGCACATCCATCTTAGCAAGGATGATGGTCAGCGTAATGAACGCCAATACGATAGGCCAAAGCTGGCCAATCAGTTCAACGGTGGAGAGATCGCCTGCCATTATACTGCCGGATTGCGCCAGTCAGGAAAGTCAGCCTCATCAACCACGCCGTCGCCATTGGCGTCGTAGCGCAAGTCGTTACGATACTTTTCCCACGGGGCCATATCGTCATCATCATCATCATCATCATCCGCCACCGCTGGCGTCATTGTCGGCGTCAGTTCAAGCGGTGCTTCTGGTTCCGGCGCAGGCGCTTCCGGCTCAGGCTCTGCTTTGTCACGCGCATTGGCGTTGAGGCTCAGGCCGCCAAGAAGACCAACAAGCGCGCCGATGATGGTTTGAAACGCAGGGTTAATCATTTCAAGGATGGCAGTGCTGTCCACGACATCGTTTGGCATGAACAAGCCTGCAACAAGCGCCAGCACGACGACGAGAATAACCGCCGACAGCGTGACGATGGCCACGCGAATGACAAACTCTACGGTGTCATTTACGCCGTCTTGCTTGCTTTCAAAACTATTTAGGAAGCTCATCACATTCTCCTTTTTCGGGCGGCTTTTTCTTCATGCCGCCGCTGCCCTGCCCAGCCATAAGCCCTGCTAACGCACCCACGATAAACGTCGCTATCGGGTTAATCAGCTTAAAAAACTCAGCGTCATTCGGGGACTGCCCCTCCATCGGCTGCGATACAAACACCAGCGAGTATAGCACAGTTGCCACAATAAATGTAAGTGTCAGCGACAGTACAATGCCGACGATGAACCGCAGTAGTTCCTCTGGCGACCATTCTCTAGCCGGCTTCATTTTCTTCTTCGCCCGTATTTATCAACCACTCGGTGCAGTAGCCCATAGCAACGCATTTGGGCTTTTTGCAAATTTCCTGCTGCCAGTTTGCAGGATCTTGGCAGTCATACCGATAGCGGTCTTTGCAGCCAGACAATAATAACAACATCGAAATCAAAACCAAGCGCATTATAACCTCACAATGGACAGATGACCGCTGTATCCGTATCTTGGTAAAACTCTATACGCCCTTTGCACGCAATATTCCAGTCCGGACCGTCAGCTTCTGACCAACTAGGCACCAGTATACGCACGTGCCGCGCCAAGTGTTCTTTGCCATCCTCGAATACGCGCCAGACATGCTCAGGAGAACCACGACCCGGCTGTCCTGCGGACTTATTAAAGCGGATGCGGAACTTAGGCATAGGGGCAGAGCTTGGCTGCTCGCTTGGCACGGTTATCAAAAAAGAGGGTATACCCCTTACGGTAGGGTAGCCTGTGACGCTCTTCCTCGCTTACTAGCTCGTACACCAGCTTAAGTGGCCTATCTGACATAGGTATAAAATGCGTAAGGGGTTGCCCAAATGAAAACTCGTACACTTTGGGTTCGGGATACCTACGTATAAATAAGTTTAAATTGAGTTCTAGTCCGTATTTATAATCTGCAACCCCGGGAGGTACAAGTACATCTTCTGCACCAAACCCATTCCACATAGGTGCAATTAGAGTAAATTTGACGCCGCTATCCTCCCTCACTGCCCAAGGACTTATTAGTTTTAAGTGGTTGTGCGTCCGTAGGTAGGGGTTCCCCGCCATTTGATGATCTACATGCTCATGGGCAACTGAAACTTTATCGGCATACTGGTACTGATAATCTTTGTTAGGGGATACCTCCACTTGGAAGTCAGACCACATAGGATGGATAAACCCCCGCGAGTATAGGTCTACAAAACCCGGACAAGTTTTCATAGTGGGGATTGAGGACATTACACTAGGCACTTGCTCATCCCTATAAGTTTTTTTAGGGAGCGCCTTCCACCAATCAGGTATAAAATGCGCCGCCTTTTGGGGGCGTGAAAACTTGTATGCGCTTTCGTTGTCGGTAAACAGCGTGACGATAAGCGGCTTTTTCTTGAATATGAACAACATTATTCTGGAGCTTTCGGCCACGTTGGGTCGGGAAAGTTTTCGTCAGAGCGTATATCGCGCAGCGCCATACGGTACTCCACCCACTCTGCTCTTTTGGCTTTGTTCATGGGGATATCGGGTAGCATCGCCCAGTCACTTTGCGATAAAAGCTTCTTAGCGCGCTCCCAAGCTAACTCCTCGGGCGTGGATTCCTTCGGTAGCGGGGGTTCTTCACCGACTACAACCCACCCTTGGTTTTCGTACTCCGTCCCCATCCACGATAGATCACCGAGTTTATCCTCGAAAGCATGGAGACCGAATACCGGCCCCCAGTTTTCAGGAAGGGGTTGTGGTTTGTTTAGCGGCTCGCCGCTTTGAAGGTTTTTTAACTGCCACAGCTTCGCCATCTTTGTTCTCCTGCACCATGCCAACACCAAAACCGGGCTGCTCATTTGGAGGCGGTAGATTTTTACCTACGTCCATGTATGGTGCCATATCATTCACGTGAGGGGCATGACCTGAAGCCAGTAGGCCACCTCCGCCATGCCGATAATGTTCAAGTTCTTCCTTGGTGTAGTTCCAATCCCGCCAGCTAGAAAAGTCCCTACGGGGCTGAATATGAATATGACAGCCGATGTTTGCCGCAAGCTGATGTATGAACTCAACAACTTCGACAGGCTGTAGGACCATCCACATGTAGTCGTTATTGCCGCGCATCATTATCTCTGTAGTGCCTCCTGAGCAGGTGCCTACAGTAATTGATCTTGCCCGCGACAAATCTCCTTGCCGATTTTGCACCGACATGTCATTTTCTATCTCTTCGAATGCCTTTTTCCGTTCGCGCTTATTCATTACTGCGGGTTCCAAGAAATTGTAACCTGTCCCCCGGGAGAACCCACCGCGATGGGATAAGGGCTACCCGGACTAACTGTCTGGCAGTTAAACGTAGAAGGGTTACCGGCAGCACCCGGATTACCGGGGTTACCAGAAAAAACAGTACCGGGGTTTGTGGTGCTACGTCCTCCTCCGCCTCCGCCGCTTCCACCACCAAAGCTTCCATCGCCACCTCGGCCAGCAGCACCAGCAGTATTCAGCGGATTACCGCTGTTGCTACCGAGTGCAGGGTTGCAAGCCCCCGAACCGCCGCCACCAGTTATGGCGGGATTTCCCGCGGGAGACCCCGGGGCACCTCCGATGGGACCTCCCACACCTTGACTGCCGTAACCAACAGAACAGAAATAACAACCGCAAGAGGTAACATACGTAATGGCACCGCCGCCGCCGCCGCCGCCGATACCGCCCCCACTAGTAAAGTTAGCCGTACCACCATTGCCACCTGTACCACCTGCCCCGCCGGGAAAAGTCTGGGATATCCCAGTAGAAGCCGTCCCTGTAGCTCCGGGATTACCCGCATTTCCGGGGTTACCCGCCCCGCCAGGATTGGCACTATTCCCCGGATTACCTGACCCGGCGGACGAATTGCCTGCATTACCGCCGCCATTGGGGCCTCCAAGGTACGCGGGTAATCCCGGAGTGCCGGGGTACGGCCCGAAATAATTACCACTGGGGTAGAATGCTTGAGCACCGCCACCACCACCGCCACCACCACCGCCTGCACGCGAAGGAGTCGGGGAAGCACTACCGGGATTGCCGGGGTTACCAGCCGTGCCGGTACCCCCTTTTCCAGTTATACTTACCTTGCACACACCCACCGGCACAGTGAACGTACCGGGCGCATTAAAGGTCTGAGTACCGCCGGGGACGATGCTTTTGCCCCCAAAAAGGACGACTTTAGTGGTTCCGATAGCCATAGCTTAACTCCTACCGCACTTACTCATTCCGTAAGCGGGACGTTTGTCTATAGCGTATACAGCATTAGGACCATTCTTGTCTACGTAATGTAGCATAAATTGTACGGTAAGCTGTCCTTCCTTTAGAGGTTGCCGCCAATGCGATACTTCGCACCCTTTATAAACTACGGCATCTCCGGGTTTTAAGATGTGCTTTTCTGGGTCGTTCTTACCATACTGGGTATAAATAGGCGAGACTTCACCTACCGACGCTACGTTTACGGTGACGCTTATTTCACACGACGGGCGATCTATGTGAGGCGATAGCTTCTCGCCCGGTTGGTATATACGTGCGTACGAGTATGTTGGTATAAGCTCCTTACCAGTGGCTCCCTCTATAGCTGCCAAACTACGTTGCAAAAACACCTCGACAAGTGGATCAGCGTAGTAGAAATACTTTGACATAAGGTCCGAGTCTTTAAGAGTCTCCACCCATTCTCCACGCTTAATACGGTTTTCCAAGTATTGGGAAATAATGGCGGTGGACGTTTCGTCGATGAAGCTGTCAACCTTGACACAGCCACATGCTTCAAAGGTTTCTACATCAGTCATAATAGAACCACCCCGTAACGATATACTTACTTTGGTCGCCAAATACCGCATTACCTCGGTGGGCGTGCGTGAACGTAGCAGGCCATATGAGCAGCGTATTCTCTTCCGGCTGTACTCTGCGTTGCTGGTAAAGAAACTCAGTTTCTCCAGCAGCGTCAACAGATAGATTATTCAGGTATAACGTGTAGACTAGAACACGATCCGCATGGACCCCGTTACCCTGCTCTGCGTGCCATATATGGTATCCGCCGCCCGGAGGTGTGCGCTGCATTTTCATAGCAGTACCGTGGATTTTGCCATCCTTTAGGACAGAATATTTGTTTGTGTACTCGTCGTAGCACTTTTGTAGACCGTTGAAGAATATATCCGTTGCTGCTGTATCCTCAAAAGGGGCAAGTGTGTGTACCCGCATATTAAGTGCTATCTGGTGGTCATTCTTTCTGTGTGCATCCGCACCTTCGCCCTGTTGCCTGTTTGACCCTGCACCTGATTGCTCAAGCCGGTCAAACTCACGTATAAGATGCTCGCAATACCCCTTGGGATACACATCTGTATAGGTGGCGATAAAGTCTTTGTGTTCTACGTTCATTTGAATGCTGGCCCCGATACCCATGCTACTAGTGACTGCCGTGTTCCCTGCGTGACGGGTGTGACTTGATGGAGAGTATAAGCGGGGAAAGCAGTAATCAAGCCCCGTTGTTTGCGGACGTTCTTTGGATCACCGCCTGTCATGACTTGGAGGTTGCCCCCCTCGTATTGCGCTGGATCAGACAACTGGAGGACGAGGCTCAGCTTGCGGCTCGGGGATAGCTTCCCGCCATAATCTTGATGCCAGCCATACATGCCATGCTCGGACTGCTCGTAGTTAGTTAACTGTAGTGCCTCGCCAAAGCCAGTCAGATCGAAGCGGTAGTATTCTGCGTTTAGTGAGGATGCAGCGTGCGCCAACTTCTCAAATACCCATGCTGTCTCTGGCGTCTTGTTAAGCCATGAAACTTGCGACCGGCGGATATTATTGAGCGCGGCTTGGTCAGGATTGCCGCCCACTTGCGCTTGCTGATTGGCGTCCTTGGCTTGCTCTTGCAGCCAATCAAGCTCTTGCTCTGTGAACGCGCCTTCCCACCAGACAAACGGTTCGACCGGCATGGCGTAAGGAGTTAGCAGGTGCTGCATGGACGATCCTTATGTGAAATGATGAAGTGCAAGCACCGTGTTGGTGTCTCAGCGTTTCCGCCCGCAAGCTGGTGCTGCATCCATGAATTAGCGAAGAGGACAGTCCCCGTCTGTACGTTGTTAAAGTAAATGCTGTTCGTGGCGTTCGTCACTTCGTCGCTAAGTGCGAAGTCAAGCTCGATCATCGCCTTGTTCATCCGAGTGTCGTGATACACTGGGTACGCGCCCCCTTGAGGTGCGTCTACAAACATCCACCCGCAGACTTGGCTGTTCTTGTGGATGTGGACATTAGTACCGCTCTGCGCCCCGGTCTCCTGTACCCATAGCCCTGCGAGGTAGAAGTCGTAGCGCTCAACCGCGTAGCCTTGGTCACGCAGCATTTCAACGCCAGATACCAAAAGATAATCAGCCACACGCCGAAACGCTGGGTCGTGCTGGACACTACCAGTTTGGCACATAGGGTGCCCGTCGCCTCTCACGTTATCGAGGTGTTGGATACAAACGGGTAGTATCTCTTCTACAAGATCAGGCCGCTCGTCCCGGTATACAAGAGCCGGGAAATATGCAAAGGCTTGCATTACGCATCAACGTATGAGGCAAGCGTATCCGCAAACTCCGTGATTTCTTGGGCGGTGACACCACGCTCATCGGCTGGAGCGCTGCGCTTGTTCTCGATAAGAACTTCCTTGGCGAGGCGGATAAGCTCAAGCTTGGAGCGCTTATTTTCCATGTCGGCGCGCTGCGTTTCAAATTCAAGCATATTTGCATGGCGAACGGTTTCTACCTGTATCTGCGTCGCAGCCATAATATCGGCTCGTTCTTGTTGGTCTGTAGAAAGTGTCATAAATCTTCCTTTTTGTATTAAGCTAGCATGTTCTTCATGGCGATGTTGCCATAATATGTCGTGCCGTTATCTGGCGTAAAAAACACCCAGATGTCAACTGCGTTAGCAGTAGTCGTACGCGACAACGTGGCTGCACCACCCGGAAATTTAAATGATCCGCCTGACGCTGACCATGCAACTGAGCGACTCGGAGTAGCGTCGTTCGTCAGGATCAACGTGAAAGACGACCCACGGTTGGAACTGGCGTTAGAGCCAGCCAGTGTAAAAGTGCAGTTGCCTGTCAATGTAGCGGTAAAGACGTTGCCTAGATTAAGATCGATTGTCTTGGACGTGCCGGTGTTGCCAAGTGCAACGACCTTATCTGAATAGGTCGCTTCGAGGTAGCCAACGGTGCTGATTGTTGCACGGATTGCTGCTGCTGTATAGTCGTAGAAGTTTAGTTCGCCGCTCTGCGAATAGATGCCCCACGCGTCACCAGTGCCCGTGCTGCGCTTGCTGACAGTGAGAATCGCGCTTGCACCTGTTGAGCGGATAACACCAGATACATCCAACTCTACACCCGGCAAACTTGTACCAATCCCCAGCCGGTTGTTAGTATCATCCCAGAAAAAGTTAGCATTGTCTTGCGAATAGACGCCGGAACCGCCAGCAAAAACAACTGAGCCAGCGGTGAAAGGCGTAGCAGTACCCGTACCGCCATTAGCAGGAGGGAGCGTGCCTGTAACCGTCGCAGAAGCAAGGTTGACGCTCAATGTACCGCCAAGGGTAAGCGAACCCGTGGAAGTCACCGAGCCAGTAAGAGTAATCCCGCTAACCGTGCCTGTACCGCCTACGCTCGTAACCGTACCTACATACTGGTCAGCCGACGAAATGCTAAAGCTCGGATAAGAGCCGCCGATTGTCGTGGTGCCGCCACCCGTAAGTGCGACAGTCTGGTCGGGAGCCGAGTTGGTAACAGTAATTGCACCGCTACCGTTGCTGATTGTAATCCCTGTGCCCTGTGTCAGTGTGCTTTGCGTAAGCGAGCCGTCGGAGGTCTTACCGATCAGGAGTTGCCCGTCCGTGTATGCCGTATGTCCTGTGCCGCCAGCAGCAACAGGAAGAGTGCCAGCCGTCAGTGTCGTGGTGCCCGACGAGAAAATCGCACGGTTAGCAGCGCCAAATGTAGCCAGACCCGTACCGCCTAGCGTCGTAGCTACAGGATTTGTGAGGCTGAACTGTGTGCCAGACAGCGTGAGGCCAGTGCCTGCCGAGTAAATCTGAGCACTGGAGATTTGGGCAAACGTGATGTTTGTCGTGCCAAACGTAATGGTCCCGACGGTGTTGCAAGTATATGTCTCGCCTGCGCCGGTCGTACCCTGTTGGACAAACACGGTCGAGCCTTCGCTCAGACCGTCTGGGCTAGCGCTGACGTAAGTGTTTGCGTCACTGGAGCGTGTTAGTACCCAGTTGGTCGAGACGCTACCTACCGTCGTAACAACGTAGATGCCATTCTCGGTCTGATCGGTCTGCGTATAAATAAGGACGCGGTCAGCGACGCTAACCGTTACACCATCAAGAACCAGCGCAGCTTGAGTGCCCGCATTGGTCAGGGTAGCGCCAACCCCGGCAGTGCCGTTGTTGTACGTCGCGTTCAGGTTGGTCGGTGACTCGACCCGCACCGGCTGGTGGAAGTGAATACCAGCGGACACCTGAGTGTCCACATACTGCTTAGTAGCTGCCTGCAAATCCAATGTCGGGTCTTGGGTCAGCGTAACCGAGACCAGACCGGCAAGAGTTGTAGATGTAGCACCAAGGGAAATAGCCGTTGTGCCGACAGTGACCGCACTATTGCTTAGCGCAGCGTTGGGGATAGCAGTGAAGTTCGTACCTGTAAGAGTTGGCGTCGTCGAGAAGGAAGGCGTTGTGCCCCCAATCAAAACACCGGAAGCCGTAGCGACAAATGCCGTAGTATTAGCAGCAGTCTGGTAAGGCACAGAACCCGCAGCGCCAGCAGCTAGATTAGTAGCCCGCGTAGCCGTCGCCGCGTTACCCGTGACGCTGATGTTGACGTTACCAGCAGCGTCTTCATTGACCGACTTTTCTGCTGGGTAAGTGACAAAAACAGCCTTATCACCGGAACCGAAGTTAACAAGATTGCCACTATTGCTGGAGGCTAGCACGGTATCACGGCTTAGGCTTGTGCCTATCGAGGTGTATGCCCCGATACCAACTTCCCAATCATTACCACCGTAGATGGCGTAGTAGGTCGTGTTGCCGTTGCCGATAACAGCAAAGGACTGAAACCCAGTGGGGGGAGTATTGGCAAGCGTAATCGTCCCCGTACCAGTCGTGGTCGTTACATCTTGTACGCGGTCCGCGAGAACGAGAGCCATCTACCTACCTCACATCAAGTTACAGAACTTACCGAGTGTTCCATAAAACACTCGGCTGATAAGTTCTTCAGTCATTAGGCGATCCGGATAATAGCCGTGGTGTTGGTCGCGGTCGGGAAGATGATGGTGAAGTCACCCGCCGTTGCGGTCTTGTCCGAGCCAAAATCCAACACGCAGACCGAAGCGTTTGTCAAAGCCGTGTTGGCGTTCGAGTTAGCCGAAGGTGTGGTGTTATAGATCAGTGCGCCACGAGCCGTGATGGTCGCGTTGGTGAAGGTAAGGTCACCAAAGTCCACGAAGCCAACACCAGTTTCAGCGTTGGTGTTGACCGCAGTTGAGCCGAGGTTAGTCAGCGAGCCGCCGCCAGCGCTATAGTTGGTACCCGACGACGAAACTTCGTTCGACGCGGTGTATGCTGTGGTGTTCGCGTCAAGCGAAGCCGACGAGGTGTAAAGCGCGAGCTTGAAAGTGTCAGCACCTGTGTCGCCCGAGGGGCGGAAGTCGTGCACGGCCAGCATAAGCTGGGACTTGAACGACGTAGTCATTGCTTGAGTAATTGCCATTATGGCCTCCTTAACTGTCTAAAATAGGGATAAACTCTGGATGCCCAGCCTTGTGGAATTTGTTCACCAGAGTTACGTTATGGGACCGGACGACTTCATTCATATAATGAACGAGTACCTGACGGATGGAGTCCTTGAACGCCTCCGCTTGGTCCCTGATAGCTGGATGCGTATTGCCTCCAACAAAGATAATCTTATCGAGGGCGCGCTCAGCAATTTCTTCAGGCGTAAAACCACGCCCTTCGGTGGTTATCACCATCACGTCGCCGCCCAGCATTGTACCTACAGATTCCATCACCTTACCTCACTGGGTACCGGACTTGTGGGGTCCGATACATATCTTGACGGTTCTTGCCTTCGCCCAGTTGCTTCAGCATACCCAGCGCTTGATCGTAGCGCTTTTGGTACTCAGCAATAACGTCAGCTTCGCCTTTCATGAACGTATACGCTTCTAATAGCGCGCCGTAAAGTAAAACGCTCTCAAAGTTATCACCTAACCACGTCGAACCTGCAACCGTAATGGATTGTGGGTAGTAGAAGTAGTGGAGTTCTGCGCTGTAATTTTGGTCTGGGGTGGGTCCAAGGATGAAGGAGTCCACGTCAAAGAAAGCGTAGTAGGATGGCGGTCCCGTCACATTTGGGTTAGGGAACGACTGCCGGATGAAGCTTACATCTTTGTTTAGCAAATACTCGTACGCCCCGGTGTCGGGGTCAATCAGCGCGATTGAAAACGTAGCGAGCCAATCTGAAGGGACAGAAAGATATTTGTTGTTGGCCGTCATGTTGCCGGTGACGTTCTTCCGCAGGTCCAGAAGCTGAACCATGTTGAAGATGCGCTCTTCAGCGTTAACGATGAAAATGTCAATTTGCTCAGTCGAAGTGAGTCCACCCGACCCTACCGTATCCGGAAAGTCGTTTTCGGTGTAACCCTTAATTGCTTCGACAAGTTGAGCGTAATTCATTAGCCAAGCTTCTTGCTGCTGTGTGTACCCTTGGTAGCCGCACCCGTACCGCGAGTCTTCACAGTCTGAGTGTTAGCTACGTTGTTAGGATACCCGTTGTTACCCATGTCAACCGTATAATTCATTGGTTGCTTCGCACGTGAAGGAAGCGGGTTTTCACCCGCACCAAGAAACGGCCAGCCAGTATTGTCCTTAGCCATATTAGATGCCTTTCTTGGGTACGCTACGTACCGACTTTTTCTGGTTGGCGACCTTGGCTAGGTTACGGCCCATTGCACCCATTTGTGCATTGGTCTTGCCGCCCTTGGCCAGCTTAGTTAGCGGTTGGCCCTTGTGCTTCGAGCGCTCGTGCGCGTGCACGGCCTTCGCTGCGGTAGCCTTATCCTGCTTCATGTCTTTCTTATCCATCACTAATTCTCCGTCTGAATCGTTACGGTCCCTACTTGACCATTACCTAATAGCGTATTTGGAAGCCCAGATAAACCCAAAGGATTATTTAGCCCTACAGGATTCCATCCCCACTGAATTACGCGACTACCATCGCTTGGATTGTTATTCGGGTTGAGGCCCGATTGGTAGTAGCTGTTGTCTGGGCGTGGGTCGCGCAGTGCCTGTGGATCATCCACTGGGTACATACCCAACTGAAGCTGGGGCTGATCTGGTTCCCAGCAAGTGGGGCACACGAGGATATTGATGTTCTTGGTCTTAATGACAAGCCGCTTGAGTTCCTTCAGCTTATAGCGGAAGTTACAGCGGTCACACTGAGCGATTGCCCATTTACCAGAGGCAAACCGATTAGGCATAAATCACCGGAAATACTGACGAGGCGCGATGCGCAAAGGCGCTTTCTCGCGGTCCTCATCAGCAGCCTGCTGCCAGAGTTCTTCATACTGTGCTTTTAGGCTCATAGAGCGCTCAAGCGCACCGGGAATCTTTAGGGATAGGTGATACGCGAGACCAGCCACCATACAAGGGAGGAACCTAAACGGTATATCTTGCGTAGTAACACCCTCACCAGCATCCTGTAAACGGCGCAAGCGCCAGTAGACAAATGTATAATAGTTGTTCTGGTCAGGAGCAGGCCACACGTTGATGTTTGGAGCCTGAACGCCGGAGAGGTTTTGCGCACCTGACTGACGGTTAATCCACACTTGGATAGGCCGACCTTGCGCGTTCTTGTTCGGGATTGTCGAGTAAGTGTCGATGCTGATACGGTTAATAGTGATATCGGTCTGCTGCTGCCCAGTCTGCGTACGTACAACATGCTCAAGCAAGTCTATGGTATCTACAGGCAGGTTGTAAACGATCTGCCCCTGCACCATGGGGATCGAACCCTGCTCGATGGTCCACAGGTTAATACCCCGGTTTGCCCACTCAATAGTAAGCAAGTTCAAGCTGCGGCGCGCAGTGCGCAGATCATAACCCGTGCGAAGCTCAGCCCCACAACGCTCAAAAGCCTCTTCGACTATGTCGTTGAGGTCGAGGTTAAATGTGGTGGTGCCAGAGGTTGTCATCTGTACTTCGCTGCCTTCTTTGCTATGGCCTTTGGCTGCTTAACGAACTGTTTGCCCGCCTTAATGCCTGCGCGTTTCGCCTTGCTTGTAGCAGAGTATTCCTGCGAACTCAAAGCCTCACGTGCTTTCTTAGGTAAGTAGCGCTCACCTGTAGCTTTTGACCCTTGCGTAGACGGCTTGCCCGACTTGGTTCCCCAGTCTTCCTTACCCCATTTGGATAGGGACTTCTGAGCTTCGGTCTTCGGGCCGCTGTAGCTACCGCCAGACTTCTTGTACCGCTGCGTAGCAAGCTGGGCTTTACGGGCGGACCATTGACCTGCGTTTCCACCTTTCGTGCCAGCCTTTACACTGGCAACGATGCGTTTCCATTTAGGTTCGTCCGACCGTGCCATTACTTCTTTTTGAAGCCCTTCAGCATCTGCGCAAACCGTGCACGTTGACCTAGTTTACCGGGGGCCTTGGCAGCTTTAGCAAGTTTTCCTGCTGGGATTTTCTTTCCCTCAGGAGTGCCAAGCTGCGCACGGAGTGCGCCCGGTTTCTTGATCGCTTTGGAGATGTCAAGCTTTCCGCCTTTGGCATACATAGTCACCTCGTCGGGGTTATCCTTACGACGAATTGTCTTCGCCCCCGGCATTTTAGAGGGGTTTATAGCCCCCATACCCCGACAAGCGCGCATTAGCAGGAGCCGCCTTTTTTGAACTCGGCACCACCGTAGCTGTCACGACCGCGCATTTTAGCGGCTCCGCCACGAGCTAACATTTTGCCTTTGGTTTTACCCTTGATGGCGCAACCGTCGGCACGCTTGGAGGCAGAACCGCCAGCGGCCATCTTTACCATTGCACGACCCTTGGTGTCAGCAGACTTCTTGACGAGGGCCTTACCGAACTTAGTTGCTGCAAATGACTTAGCTTTGCCGCCTTTTTTCATACCCGGACCTTCGGAACGGTTTGCACTTCCAAGTACCTTACCTTCTTCAGCGGTAGGCTTGAGCTTCTTAAGTTCATCCAGATGCTTCTTGCTACGAGCGCGGTCAGCGGCTGAAGGTTTTGGAGGGGTTGAACCACCTTTAGCATATTTCATAGTCTTTTCCTTTTTAACTTTGCCACCCTTGGCGTACATACCAGACGATACAGCAGATTTATACCTGTCCTTTGCATAGGCAGTTGCACCGGGTGCTTCTGCGGCCTTCTTTAATGTGGCTAACTTAACTGCACGCGCAGGATCATTAGCGACATCTTTACCAAAACGGACAAGCGGAGTGCCACCGGGCCTACCACGTAGCGCAGTGCCACCCGTTGTGGTGGGAGTTTTATCTGCTCCAGCCTTAGCCTTTAAGTCCGCAAAGGCTTTACTATCAAACTTAGATGCAGCAATAGGTGCTTCAGCCATTCTTGCGGCGGTTTTAAAATTAGTTTTTCTTAGGCTATCTTGGAAGAATTTGCTCCGCGCTGTGTCAGCGGGAGTAGGTTTATCCGCTGCCTTCCTAACCGTTGGCTTCTTAGCCGCCACTGGCTTTGCGCCAATGGAGCTATCCATCTTAGGTATAGATAAACCCTCTGTCATTTTTCCGGGGGCAATAAGCTCGTCTTTGGTGACTGCTGGCATAGCCGCACCGGACCTGCGGGTCCTAGTAAGGTTATATTCCGCATTGCGCTCCGCCTCGCGGGTCTTGGTGCGGTCTAGCCCCATACGCTTGGCACGGTCGTCTTCTGCGTCTGCTTTGCGCTGGTCACGTTTCGCGGCAGCTACTTCGGCTGCGCGTCCAGTCTTACGCTTCATCGCATTTTGATAATCTTTTTCGATATCCGCCATGCGCCGGTCATACTTACCTTGAGCGCCACCAGCAGAAAACTTACGCATTTTACGTGCCATAACTATACCTTCCTCATCTCATCGACCTTGGCCTCAAGACGCTCGAACGCCTTATCAAACCGGTCACCGAGCCTATCAACCAGTGTGTTCATCTCCGAACGGGTCACGTGTTCGCGGGCGACTTCTTCACGGGTTTTGTTAAGCAATATGCTTATCCGAGCGAGATCGTCGAACTTACCCTTAAGGAGAAACATCATGATGCCCACCACAGCAGTTAGAGCAATGTTCCATAGCATCATCTCCATGTCAGCACTTCCAAGCCCGGAGTGACTTGTTAATCCGGCTGTTAGGATCATTCGCGGTCTTCTTGCTGGTCAGCTTCTTCTTCATCCCTGACATCCGTGCGCAGAATGACTTCTTGCGCGGACCACCTTTGGGCTGCGGGGCCTTAAGCCCCGGCTTACCCGGATTGGCTTTGTTATAGGACGCACGACCCTTGGCGTTCAAGCCGCCCTTGGGGTCCTTGCCTTCCTTGCGTGTCCAAGCAGGCGTCTTGGCCATTACACGAAACGTCCCTTGGTTTTGCCCTTGGTAGCGATACCGTCAGCACGCTTGGAAGCAGTTGAACCGCCCTTAGCCATCTTCTTGGCCGAACCACCTTTTTTAAAAGATGTTCTAAATGTACCGCCTACTTTGCCGCCACCCATAGGGCTTGCGCCGAAATCAAAACTGCCCTTACCTACAGGGATATCCCTAACCCCAAAGACCTTTCCAACGGGAGTTCGTACTTTACCAACGCTCATTTTGGGGCTAGAAGAGCCCCCGCCGCCGCCGCCACCGCCGCCAGAGTCGTCGCCAAACCTACCAATGAGGGGGCTACCGACAAAGCTAGGCTCGCGCATCATACGATCCAGCGCACGGGCATCCTCTGCACGGCTCCCGCTTACGACGATTTCGCCGCCATCATCATAACGCATTGCTTTTTTGCGTGCCATTAGACAAACCGTCCTTTTGTTTTACCCTTGGTAGCGCAGCCATCAGCGCGCTTGGACGCAGAGCCACCGTGAGCCATCTTCTTGACCTTACCGCCCTTGCGCATCATCGTACCGGCAGGGGCTTCTTCAGCCATCATAACTTCGTCCATCATAGGACGACCGCGCATACCCATAGGGGCTTGTTCAGCTACCATAACATCTTCTACCATTGGACGCCGAGGCATACCGGCTGCGGCCTCTGCTGCCTTTTTCTTCTTTTTAGCTAGCAGCATACCCGCGAGGCCCAAACCACCACTACGGGCGATTTTATTAGTTATTTTTGGGTTGGTCGCTGCAAGTCCAGCAAGGCCGAACATACCGCTTTTTGCAAGTTTCTTCATCATTATGCTGCGTCCTTCTGTGCGGGGACAACCATCGGATAGAGGATGTCTTGGCCGTAGTTACCGGTATATTCCTGTACGCCCATGTGACCTAACGAGATTGATGGGTCGATCCAGACGTCGAAACCGAGTTCACGTGCACGGTCACAGAAGAGGAAGTCTTCCCCCATGTAACCTTCTTCCGTAACTTCGAAATCAAACATCGCAGTGAGCATACGATCCGTGCGTGTGTCATAGTATTTCCACTCCGGATGGGCGGCTTCCATCTGTTCAAAGACTTCACGACGCACCAACATAAAGGCAGTCGCCACACGCTTCGCACGTACAAGACCCATACCATTCATGGTGAGTTCGCCATTTTCGTCATGGTCAAGCGTAGCGATGTAAGTTTTGGTTTCGCTGCGGGTGCGCGGCACGCCAGCTACAATACCCTTCTTGGGGTCTGTACCCCACGCCATAAGGCGGAATATATCTTGTGCCTCGAAGTTAATGTCCGAGTCGATAAACATTAGGAAATCGCAGTTCGACTCCAGCAAGTCCTGCGCCAGCAAGTTGCGCGCACGAGAAACAACCGAACACCCGCATATGCTGCCGATGTGGATATCAACTCCGTGCTGCGCAGCCTGTTGCGCAAAGCGAGCAAGAGAAACAGCTAGCTTCAAGGACACCTTGAAGTCGTATGCAGGCAGGGCAACGAAGATGCTCTTACCTGCTAGGTCGTAGCTCTGTTCCTGCTGCATATATCACCCGTAAAACACTGTTGCGGTCACGCTAGCAGGCAACCCCACATAAATTCCGATTTCAGCAAGAATGCCTTCGCCGGGGACAAGGATAGAGTACGCTGTAGGGTTATAAGTATCAGCCTCCAACAATACAGTTAGGTAGGCCGTCACATTACCTGTACCAGACGCCGCCGTAGTAACCGTAAAGGTGGTGGCATTAGCAGTAAGTACCGTATACGCACCGTCCACAGCGTTACCACTAGTAAAATCTAGGAATACCCGGTCACCCGCAACTAGAGTATTTGCTACCGTAACTGTTAGTGTGGTTGAGGCAATGCTGTACGTACCCGCTTGCGGGTCGTTCTCCATAAAGAGGACGTTCCTTGCCGCCGCAGTAGCGTTTGCCGAAATAATAGCCCCCTTCAGGCGGGTGCGGGAACCGTACGCAACACCTGAACTGGACAGATGTTTGGATTTGACATCATATTGCATGCCCATCGGTATTCTCCTTCTTAGAGGTTACTTACCAATTAGGAAGCGCGAGTGACAAGCTTCCAATTAGGCGACGAAATCGTGCCCGCTTGGATGTAGACGTTGGCGTTGGTGTAATCCACGTACATCGAGCCCGGACCAGCAAAGTTATCGCCAGTGCCAGATGCGCCAGAGCTAGGAACGCCGCTGCCGGTCATCACAACCACATCGTTAGATACGCGGATTTCGGCTTTCTTGTAAGGCTGAACAGAGGCACCGCCGCCGACGGCATCCTGAAGCTCAAGGTCCATACCATAGTCAAAGCCAGAAGCGGCAGTGGACTGGGCCATGCCGATACCGAAGCCAGCGCGGGCCGTGGTCGTGCCACCGTCACCGTCCATCCAAGCCATAACGGCAGCATCGCCAGTCGTGGTTGTGTTGCCGATAACACCCAGCATACCAACCTTGGGGAAAGTGGAAGCATTAGTACCAGTGATTATATAACGACCTGTAGCCCCTACGTAGTAAGTAGCGGTCGAAGTAAGGTTGGAACCAAAAACTTGGCCCGACGAACCCTGTGCACTGGAGGGATCAATAGCATCAGAGCTACCAAAAGCACCTGTGGGGTTAACCGTGAAGGTAGCTCCACGAGTTGCAACACCTTCGGCTGTAGAAGAAGAGGTTATATAGGGTGCAGTTGCAGTGCCGAGAATGAAACCATTCTCCGATGCGACGGGACCATTAAATGTAGTACGAGCCATGCTTTATCTCCTGTGTAGTAGCACTTGTACGTACCGTCTCTACTAAGTCCGCTGGGCCGGTCGGTACGAATAATATCCCTAGTAACGTAGGTATAGCACAAACAAAAAAGAAGGGAAGAGATTTCTCTCCTCCCTTCCCCCCGTTCCCTTAGAGCGTAGCTCAAGGGGAAACTTATTAGGCTGCGCCTTCGCTGCCGTACATACCCAGAGGGTCTGACCAGCCGAACGAATAACGCTCACGAGCCTTGTAACGTACGTTACCAGTATCGAAGTCACCGTCCATGCCCGTTGCCATTGGCGTACGAACAAAGTGCTTCAGACCGTTTGGCACGTCTGTGGTCAGGAACCAAGCATCCGTGTCGGTCAAGAAGTGGTTTACAGCGTATCCTTCTGGGATCGAGCCATTTGACTTCAGTGCGTTGATGTCGTTGTCAGCCGTAGCAACGCGAAGCTCGGTTTCGAGCAAGCGAGTAGCAACAAACATCAGGCTTGGTGGTACGACGAGCTTACGCGGTTTAGCCGCGATGAGCAGGCCACGTTCATCCGTCCACGCTGCAATCTGAATTACAGCCGCTTCAAGCGACGTTTCATTCAAATCAGCAGGAGTGCTTGGGATGTTCGAGTTCGTGCCACCAGAAACCAATGGGTGTGAAGCCGAGAACAATGGAACGCCGTCGCCACCGGGATAATCAGTGTCGAAGCCGTTGTTCAGGGTTGCAGCAGCCTTGGTCTGCTTGGTGTAAGCCATGGCGCGAGCCAGTGCCTTCGTGTAACGCGACGACAAGGAGTCGTACAAGTTATCTTCAATCGCTTCTTCCGTCAGCGAGAACCCGAGGGCAATCGTTTCGTGGTTGTAGCGAGCAGTGAAGACTTCCTGTGCGTTGTCATACGCGATGGCCGAACCTTCGTTCTTAACCGGAGCAGCCGAGAAGCCCGACAGCTTGGTTTCTTCTTCGAAAGAACGCTCAGAAGTCTCTGTTTCGTAGATTTCTTTGTGCTCTTCGCCGTAACGTGCATACTCAAGGCCGAACAAAGCGTTCAGTCCGGGCAACAGTTCTTTAAGAAGTTGTGCGCGTGAAATTGCCATTGTTCAGTCTCCTTATGCCAGACCGGTTGGGTTGAGGTAGCTGTGGGTGCCTTGGTTCCACTTGACGATAACTTCGGTGTAAGAACCGGGGCTACCTGCCAAAGCAGTTTCAGGGACAACGTCCACAACGCGGATAGGCCACGTCGAAGTAGTACCTTCGGTAGAGTCTACACCCACCTTGGAGTTACCAGTCGCAGTTGAACCTACGTTGTTCGCACCGTTAGCGAGCTTGAGGTTTGATCCAACAGCAGCTTGTGTGACGAAGCTGACGGTGTTCGAGTTGGTACCAGCGCATACAGCAACCTTAAACAACGCATCAGGGTCTTCCTGAACGTATGCTGTGATGTCTGTGATGCTCGTAGTACCGGGGTAGAACTGACGGAATGTCAATCCAAAGGTTGGGTCCGTGTAGGTACAACCGAGGAAAACACCGACAGGTGTAGCAGAGTCTGTACCAGTGTCCTTGCCAACAGTACCGCCTGTGAGTAACCTAACGACGTCACCATAGAAGATGGCAGTCGAGGAGTTAACCGCGATTGGAAGTTGACGAGTAGCACCAGCAAAAACCTGTCCGCCGATCAAATTGATCGGGATTAGCCCGTAAGGGCTGGTAACAGAAGGGTATGCCATTTTATAGCTCCTTTAGCTATTTGCCTTTGCCAAATGACGTCGTAGACCGT